ACGAACGGTCCCGGTCCATAGGCACCTTGGTGCACGGTGTTCAGGTACTCAAACGTCTTCCGCCCCAAAGCAGCATAGTTCAGCTCATACTGGCGGGGGCCGTTAAGCGCCTTCTTGGTCCGCGCTCCACCTCCGCCGGTCCGGAAGACTGAGCTCATAAGCTCGCGCGTCACCAGCATGCCGCCAGTGGGGTCCCAGAGTTTGCGGACCTTCCCCGGCAGCCCGAAGTAGATTGCATTATCGGCCATTAGCTCGCCCTCCCCGGCGCCATCCAGTTGCGCTTCTGGCCCCCTCGGGCGTTCGCATCAGCCACCAGCGCGGGGCTGTCAGCGATGGTGCTCTTGACGACGGTCCGCACGCCGTCGCCGAGGTCGGCCACAACAATCACCTGCGGCCGGACATCGATCCTGGGAGTTGGCGCCAACAGAGGTGCTCCGCCGTACTGGAACTGCGACGCCAGCGGGCTAGCCGCGCGGCTCACAGCCTGGACCTGGGACACCATGTTGAACGTCGCCTGTACTGCCTTCCGGGCGTGCGCGGTGATGCCCTTCGCGAGCGCGTCAGCGATAGCCTCGCCGGAGTAGAGCGTCCAGCCGGAGCCAGAGAAGGGACCTTCCTTGGCCGGCGAGAATGGCAGCAGATTACGCGCCTTGGCGAGCACATCCTTAACGGCGTTGTAGACGTTCCCTGCCATGTCCTTAATGCCGTTGATGAGCCCCTGGATGATCCGGCGTCCGGCGTTGTACAGCATGCCGGCGAGATCACCGAGTGCACCAAGTATCCGCCCGGGGATTCCCGACACAAAGCTGATCAGCGAGCCGACTCCGCCACTCGCCGCTTCTTTCAGCTGGTTGAAGAATCCACGTACCTTGTCAACAACACTCTTGATGCCATTGATTACGCCGGATATGAATGACACTGCCCGGGAGACGACTCCGGTAATGAACTCCCAGGAGGTAACGATCACGCTCTTGATGAAGCCCCAGGCGGCATTCCAGATACCCTTGATGATATCGACGCCGCGAGAGATCGCCTCCTGAATCACGCGGACCGCGAAGATCACATACGGGCCAATGAAGTTCCATGTGGCCAGGATGATCTCTTTGACATTCCCCCAGAGCCAGCGCCAGATATTCACAATGGCTCCGGCGACAAACTGAATCAGCGCCCAAAATGCGCGGAGAGCCGGCCCAACCGTGGCCTCGAATATCGTCGCGCCGACCGCGAATATCGCGGAGATAATGGACCAAGCCGTCTTCACAACTGAGACAATGAGCCCGAATACCGCTTGGAATAGTGGCGCGAAGAAGTTCAGGACCTTCTGGATGATGCCCCAGTAGAACTTGATACCACCGACGATGAAATTGAAGACGTTCACAATTCCGTCGCGGAGCGCCTTGATTACCGGCCAGACCTTCTTCCAAATCCCAACGAAGAAGTCAGCGAACGGGCCGGCGAACCACGCACCAATCGTCTTGAGGAAACTCCAGATGTGCTCCCAGATCCCAATGAAGAAGTTGCGAAATGCGCTCGATCGTGTCCACAGCAGGTAGATTGCTGCCACCAGCAACACAATTGCTGTGATGATCAACCCGATCGGAGACGCAATAAAGCTTGTATTCAGCGCGAGCCAGACCACACGGAACGCCTGCACCACGGCTATTATCTTGGTAACTACGAAAACCAGCGCGAGCAGGCCGGTCACGACTCCGGCAATAACAAGGATAGCGTTCTTTTGTCGAGTCGAGAACCCATTGAGTGCGTTGGCGAGGCTGGTGAGTCCCTTCGTGATCTTCAGGAGCGCCGGCAACAACAACGTACCGAATGCAATAGCCGCCGTTTCGGCTGAGCCTTTTAGCTGCTCAATCTGCCCAGCTGTGTTGTCAAGTCGCTTCGCAGCAACGTCTGCAGCTGACACTTTCCCAATTGAGGTGGCCATTTTTTCAAATCCAGCTGCGCCTTGGTCCGCCAGGATGGCTGCAGCGCGGATCGCATCAGACCCAAACAATATATCCAACGTCGCAAGCTTCTGCTGCTGCGACATACCTCGCAGGGCATTCTCCAGGACGCCGGCTATCTGTGCCAACGGTTTAGCTTTACCAGCCGCATCAAAGAAGGCGTTGCCACCCTGCTTGGTGATGATGCCAAGCTGCTTGGCGAGCTTGATCTGCTTCTCAGTCGTCGGGTTCAAGTTCAGCAGGAAGGTCTTCAGCGAGGTACCGGCGTCACTGCCCTTGATGCCGGCGTTGCCCAGAAGCGCGATCGCGGTAGCCGTGTCATTGAAGTTAATGCCGGCGAGATGTGCAGCTGCACCAACTTGCTGGAGCGATAGGCCAAAATCATGCACATCAATCGCCGAGGCATTCGCCGCTCCCGCGATCGCGTCCACTACCTTGGGGAGTTGCTTGGCGGTGAGGCCGAATGCGTTCATCGCATTGGCAGCAATGGTAGCAGCGAACGGTAGATCCACCGCACCTGCGGCCGCTAGGGCCACCGTAGCGTCGGCAGCACCACCGAGCACATCAGTAACACTAATGCCGGCTTTTACAAGTTCCTCGATGGCGAGAGCGGCCTCAGACGCGCTGAATACCGTATCCGCGCCAAGCTGCAGCGCCTTCTTCCGGATCAGCTCTAGCTCGGCCTGTGTCGCGCCAGAGACGGCGGAGATAGCACTCAGCCGCTTTTCAAAGTCAATCGCCTTGCCAGCCGCGAGCGCGAACCCAGCCGCAATGACACCGGCGGCAACTCCAGCCCGGTTACCGGCTTCGGTCAGGGACGTTCCAGACCTACGCGCGGAGGCATCCAACTTGTTGAAGTCGTCGCGCGCTTGCCCGACGCCTTTGCCGTCGTAACCAATCTTGATCCGACCTTCAGCCGTCCCAAGGTTGTAGTTGCCTGCCATGTCACCTCCTCGTCGGAACTGGGTTCGCGAACTTCATGTCTGTCCCGAGCCACCGCGCTCGCACCATGCTAGCAGAGGCTTCGGCTGCCTTCTTCTTCTTCCCGTCTGTCGCTTCCTCGATGTCTTGCTCAACCGCTATGCCAAACGTCGCCACCGCGCGGTCGAAACAGTAGGACGCCAGCGAGTCCTCCACGCCATAGATCTGGCTCGGTAGCTGTTGGTACGTCTTAGACAGCCTCCAGGCTTCCCAAAGTTTGGCCGAACTCTTCACGAAATCGCTCCAGGTCGGACACTCCGCCGACGACAAACTGGAAAATGAACATCCGATCGATGAGGTCGATCATGTCTGTGTAGACCTGCCCCGGCACACGATCGGCGTCCGGTAGCGGGGTCTCAACTTCGCGCGTCCACTCGGTCTTGTGGTCCTTGTCCGGCGGCATCTGCAACCGCTCGACCACGGGCCGACCCTGTTCGTTGCGAACGACAGGACGGAGCGCGCTCGGTTGCAGCACTACATACTCGACCACCTTGTCGGCGAGATCGAGCGCTGCCATCAGCGCTTCCTTGTCCTGGGCGAGTGCTTGGATATCCTCGCTGGTGATGGAGGGGTCCTTGCCGGACTTGACGCGCTCGATGTGATCGGTCTGTACAATCCCGGTCAGCGCGTCCAGCGAGTCCAGAATGCCGGCGCGGATCAACCCGGTCACCCCCGGTCGCCGCACCAAACAAAGCTGCCCACTCGGGCAGGTGAGGTCAATAGTTAGCTCAACGCCCCACTGTGTGGCGGCGTACTTGTTGGCCTTTGATCGCGATTGGCCTGGCATCCCTTGTGCTCCTCTCGGCCATCGTTCTTACAGCGGACCGAAGATAGCCACCGTGACAGTGGTGAGCGTCCCCGGGTGGATAATGTTGACGAAACCCTGCCCGTCGATGAACCGGGTTGCGTTGTCGATCAGCGACACGAACTCGCTCGTACTGGTCATGCCAGGCGAAGCCTGCGTGACGGCGTCTGCGAATCCGGCGGCTGGCGCGGCCGCGGCTGGCGTCGGCGTCGTCGTGTCGGTGATCTTGTTGGGCGAGCCGCCAGTGGCCTGCGCGGTCGCGCCGTTCTTGTAGTGCAGCATGTACTTCCCGCCCTGCACCGCCGCAAATTTGTCAGCGGCCGAGACGGCTTGGTAGTTCGGTGCGACGCCGGTCAATGCCGGTTTCTGCACGGACAGCGTGGCCATTACGCGATCACCACCGGGGTTTCATTCTGCACGAAGTCGTACACGGCGTCGATCGGGGAGATCAGCGACGCGTACCCCTTGCCCTGTGCGTTGGTCAGGAAGAAGGTGCCATCTTCGAACTTGCCGGCGATGTCACCAGTTGTCTTGGCGCGGTAGACGATTGCGTGCATGTCTCCGCCGTTGTCGCTGATGGCTCGGCCCTCGACCTTGAACGGCAGTCGAACGTCGGTCACCAACTTCCGATACGTCTTGATCTGGTTGGGGGTAACGCCGGTCGTGATAGGCGCTGCTCCACCCGCCAGTACCGCGTACGCCTCCAGCGAGATACCACCCGCCGTCAGCTCCCAGTCGATCTCAGGACCCTTACCGTGCGTCGTCTGCAACCGGTCATCCCCACGGAGGTTTTCCGATTCCTCCGTCTCGGTGAACGAGAACACCTGGCTCATCGGCAGCGCGACTGAAGCCGCCGCCAATGCAGTTGCAGATGCATCCGTGTACGGCGTCAGCCGCACCTGGCGCAGACCGAACGGCAGGGTTTGCCCAAGAGCCATACCCTACACATCCTCTCTAGTCAGCCCTGGTTCACGGTAGAGCCGAGTCTCCAGGAGCTTCCCGGTTTCTGTTTCGAACTCATGCACGACCACAACCCCCGTTCCGGCACCGCATCGACGGCTCTTGCACTTGAACGCAATAACGCCTTCCGCGATGAACAGCTCACCGAACTTGATCCCGTGGTCACACCTGAGTTCATGCACTGTCGTCTACCGGCACCCTCTGCACCAGCAGCCCGACGTCGGCCACAATGACGCGGTTCCAGGCGTCGTCGGTGAGGGCGAGTTCCTCCCGCATCACCGTCCAGTTGTTGCTGGAATCCCACCGTGTCGTCGGGTGGTCCGGTACGCCGGCACCCGCCCAGTCCTCAGCGCTGATCTCGCGAACACCGGGTGCGCCATTGAACCTGACCACTTCCACCATCTCGCGCTCAGGTGCAGGATGGTCCTCGGCCGGCTCGGGTGCCTTCGGTGGCTTCTCCGCTTTCATGTCTCCTCCTCAGTCTCCGCTTGCGATGATCCTATAGCCGCTGGATCGGTACCACGCCTCATATACATCGTCATACCCATCATCAATGTCGGCTGTCCATTCACACGTCAGGATCCAGCCATCCGTCGCGGCGTCACCAGTCTTTGTTGCCTCCAGCGCATCCAGGATCGCACACCAACGTTTGATGGCGCTGTTGATTGGGTCATACTCCGGAGACTTGTTGTAGACCCACAGCGTGCACTCCCGATCCGTCACCCGGTCCCGCCCGCGCTGGGCACGTACACCTGGAATCTCAATCCCCCATCGCAGCACACCCCAGAAACGTTCCTGTGGGGAGTCGGGAGCGCCATTCGCATACAGCGTCGCGCCTGTCAAACCGAGCGCAGATAGTTCGGTATCAGTCGACATCCGTAGGTACACCAACTCACGCACGCTCATAGCCGGCCCAGCCGATCCAGCAGACCCTTTAGCCGCTTCATTGTCTCAATGCCCTGTGTCTTAACGGCTTTGCTGATGATGGCGTACTTACCCGCCCAGCGGATCTCCAACCAGATCTGGTATGGCATCCCGCCAAACAGGCTGATCGCGTGGCTAAAGCCGTCGTGCTCGGGTTTGGCGTTCAACGTCTGTCGGGCGTTCCCAGTCCGGTCACGCCAGGGGGCATTGGTCTTCATCCAACCAACCGCCCGGTCGGCGGAGTAGTCCACCACAACAGCAACCATAGCGTTGACGGTGTCGTCGAAGTCGTTGAGGTTCTTTGCCAGGCTGCCGGGAATCCAAGTCACACCCCAGCTTTTGGTGCCACTCCCGCTGACGAAGCGACCCGTCTTCGCGTCACGCTCAGCCATAGAACACCACCTGCGCCCGGCGCTCATAGCCGTTGTAGGGGAGTAGCTCAATCACCTGGTACCGCGCGCCGCTCGCATCGATCCAGTAGTCATCCACTGCCATCTCGGCATCCCACTCGCCAAGCAGCTGATGCGTCACGCGGCGCTGGGTGCCGTCGCCGGCCTGGAGCTTACCAGGCGCGTTGCCGTAGGCTGACGGGGACTCGATCAAGCGAAAGGTCTGCGCAACGCGTGCTTGGCCAGCTGAGTGTGTGATTCCGCCGGTTCCCGACTTCGTCTTAACCGTTGGGATCAGCGCTACCGTCGTCGGCCGCGCCGCGATGAAGGCGGTGGTGTTCCGCCGGTTAGCAGCCAGCTCAGCTTCAACGCTCATGCCGGCCTCAACGCCAACAACGTCGTTGCCCACTTCTGTGATGTGCTGATGGTGTAGTCCTTGTTACCGGTTGCTCCGGCCGCGCCAAGCTGCAACGTCGCGAGTCGACCGCTCTGGAACGTCCCGACGACTTGCGTCTGCGCTGTCATTCCGCTTGGTACGGTCAATACAACATCGCCGTTGTCGTCGTTGCATTGTCCGCTCGCCACCAGCAAGCAGTTGTCATGGGCTGGTGTAAGTCCAGTCGCAGTAGCCGTCATGCCAGCGGTGGTGCTGAAGTTGGAGGTCGGCGTCCCAGAGATCGGCGATGAGGCGTGGACACCTCGCAGTATCAGCGTCTCCAACTGGTTCGCCGAGCCGGTGATGCCATTGACGGTTACCACCTGGTCCCCGGCATTCACGATGTACCCGCCCCAGACCTTTGTGTGGAGCTGGTTCACGCCGGAGTTCGCGGTCACGTGGTTGGTGAAACTGATGGCGGAAGCGCTACCGCCTACCGTGACGGTCGGCGCCGTCATGTTGACCTGGTTGTCCCACTCCGTCTCATGGTACACCAGCAGATAATCCCCAACCTGCCCGCCCTCGGCGGTGGCTGCCTGGTCAACGTCCGCGCCGTTATTGACGCCATTGCTGTAGTCGATTATGCTGATGCCGCCCGCAGCAACATTGAAGGCTTCCAGCAGCATCCCCATCGACTCAACCATTACCAGAACACCACCCCGATGGTGACGTTGGAGCCGGCTACGGTCGATCCAACCTGATCAATGTCCACAGTCAGGTAGTCGCCATCAGCCAGCGAGGTCACGTCTGGGGTCGCCGAGATACCGCCTCCATTGCCCGAGATGGCCACGGTTGGGCGGTTTCCCTGCGTGGTGAAGACTGTGGTGCCGTTCTTGTTAACATCGGCGATGATCGTCGCTCCGGTCGGTGCGGTATTCGCCGCCACCCAAGCGCCCACGAGTGTGAGCGTACGGCCAGTCCGGTTATACCAACGCATCGTACCCGACTGAACAGTTGCTGTGCCACTAAATGACCACGTTTGGGTCTGGTTCAGCGCGGCCCACTTAACGCCAGTCGACTGTGCCGAGTCAGCCGCCAGCAGATGCCCGTTAGTACCGACCGCAAGCCGAGCCGGCGTGTCATTACCCGACGCAACGTAAAGATCACCCTTCGCGTCCAATAGTGACTTATCAACCTTGCCGTCGAGGGTGCCCTGGAGGCTTGCGACGTCGGCGATGGCGATGGCAAGTGCGGTCTTGACTTGAGCCGGTGTACGAGACGCCCAAGCTCCGGCGACCGACTGAATCACGTTGTCGGTGGTTGGCGTAAGACCAGCAATCGTCGTTAGGTCGGCGTCGAGCGGCTGATACGTCCCGGTGTGGTTGTGGCCAGTAGTGGCCGCGCCGATATCACCTGGCGTCACGATGGCTGGTGTGCCGTGCACATGATCCGAACGGGCTAGCGTGGTCGCTACGCCGTTTGCAGCAGCTTGCCCATAGGAAGTGCTGGATGCGACCGCGCCGAAGCCCTCTCGGCCATGTACGTGGTCGGCCTTGGCCGGTGTGGTCGCCGAGCCGTTCGCCGCCGCGTCCCCCACAGCGGAGATCGATGCTGCTGCCGAGCTCAGTGATGGCGTCCCGTGCGTGTGGTCGCCCCGGGAGTACGCGCTAACCGCGCCAGCTGACGAAGCCGCGCCATACGATGTCTCTGCTGTAACGGTGCCCGAGGGCGTGCCTCCTGCTGGCGCAGCCGGTGTGCCATGGGTGTGGTCCCCTCGGGAATAACTCGTGGACGCTCCGGCGGTAGCCGACTGGCCAAACGCCGTCTCGGTAACCACGCTGTTGGACGGCGTCCCGCTGCCACCGCCACCGCCGCCATCGAACCGTGGATCATTGTACAGCGCGTACAACTGGCCATTCGCGGCCGGCACCGGTGCCAACGACGCGAGCGACAGCGTCGAGCCGAGGTCATAAGGCACTAGTATGTCGCCGAGCCGCTGATACCCGTCATCACCGAAGTCAACTGAGACTTTGTAGGTCCAGCCGACCGGCGTCCAGTCCGGGTCATCGGTCGCGGGGACGGCAAGGCTGAAGCTGCCCGTCGCGTCAAGCGTCTCAGCAAGGATTCGCGGCACTACAAACGTATCATCCGCCCCGCGCATGGTATGGATTGGCGAGCGGAAGATGATCCGCCCGGCGCGCGGCAGTCCTTCGCCATCCAGGAAGGTCCCGGTTAGCGTGACGACTGTGAGGCTCGCGGGAAACGGCATACCTACCTCGCCAACCGTGCGATCTTTGTCCGGCCCGCGCCGAGCGTCGCGATGTCGATCCGGCTCTGGAACACGCTCATCATGGTGACCGCGTTCTTCTGCAGATCACTGTTCTTGCGTTGTGAGCCGCCCTCGGAGATGTCCACTAGCTCCGCGAACCGAGCCGCCTTCTGCGTCCAGATCTCCAAAGCCGCGTGGTTCATCGTCTCCGCGCTGTCGAAGACCACGCTGAGCATCTCGTCTGTGTAGGTGGTCTCGTCCGGCTCGGCAATTAACAGCCGAAGCTCGGCCAGCTCAACTTCAGTTGCCATCTCGCTCCCCTCCGACTAGGTGTCGGGGCTGGACCCGCACCGCAGAGACGGACCCAGCCCCAACCGATGACGCGCGCCTATTCGGGGGGTCGGGCCGCGTCATCCTCCTCCAGCGCCTTCACCAGTGTGTCCTTGGTGCCCGACGTCGGCAGCGATGTGCCTTCCTCGTCGTTGCGGCGCTTGGCCTCCGCTGAGAGTTCCTTGACGGTCCACTCGGAGTATGGGGCTTCCTCGCCGCCGTCGTCGCTCCCGGCGAGCGACTCTTCAGCCGGTTGGCCGTGCTCGGCTTCGTTGGCCTCGACCATGCCGGCGTTGAGACCAGGGAACTGCATTGCGTACTCGCGCTCTTCCGGCGTGAGCGGAGTCGTGAAGTCAATCTGCTTCGACATCGCGACCTCCTTACTGGTACGCCGTCGGGATGGTGTAGCTGCCGCTGGTGGTGATCTGCATCACAGCACCCGCGCCGCGTGTCCGGACGCCGGTACCGAATCCGTGGATGTAGGTGGAGTTGATGATCGGGTAGTTGTTGCGGTCGCCGCCCTTGAGGATCAGGCCACGCATCGCGGTGTTCTCGTGCTCACGGATACCAATCAGGTTCACCTGCGACTGCGACCCTTGGGTGGCGAACGCAAAGATGTACCCCGCCGGGATGTTGGAATCCTGGATGATGAGGTAGTTCCCGTACATGCCCACGACGTCGAAGCCGGCGAACGTCTGGGCCGGCTGCGTCCCGAACAGCTGGGTGCCGAACGGGAGCAGCAGGTTGGTGCCGGTGGGCGGGACGAAGTCCCACGTGGCCACGGCGCCGTTGTTGTTGGTCTGACCCGCGCGCCACAACCGGATGGCCGGTGCCTGTGCCGGGTTGACCATGATCACGATCTGGAAGCCGGTGGAGCGCTTGTAACCGTGCTCCTCCAGCAGGCTCGCGATGTTCTCGACGTCGCCGGAGTCGATGGTGGCCGCGCCGGACGTCACGTAATGCGTGTGCGTCGCGGCGTTGAAGCTGGTGCCGGCGTAGTCCGGGATGAACTCGCCATCGGCGTTGTACAGCGGCTTCGCCAGGTAGCTCAGGTTGTTGATAATGGTCGAGTTGTTGGTGTTGTTGAAGAGCCGCCGCATGACCTTCTTGAAGACCAGGCGGTTGTCGGCTTCCAACACCTGCGCCTGCGCCATGTCGACCTGCCGAGCGGTCGCGTCGGCCAGGAACTTGAAGGTGAAGCGGGTGGCAACGTCGTAGAACTTGAAGTCATACGCGCGCTGCTGGATGGTCGGCTGCGGCCGGATGGCACGCGGCTGGCCGAACTCCGACGCCTCTTCGAAGTCCTCCTCAACACCCTGCACAACGTCGTCAATGATCTGGTCAACGTTGAAGGTGAGGAGGTCGATGAGCGGCTGGCGCGTCGCGTTCCACGCGTCGAGTAGCTCCTGGTACTGGTTCCAGATGGCATTGAGGTCCTGGCCATCTCGCGTCGTGGTGAGGACATCACCACTGGCGTGAATTCCTTTTGCCATGGATCAACCCTCCCTCACGTAGTCGAGACCGGGCAGCGGACGACCATCCGGTCTGCCTCGATGATGCGAGCGACAACCTTGCCGTTGGTGGAGACGGCGTCCACCGTCCCTGCTGCATGGGCATACACGATGTCGCCGGCTGCCCACGCGGTACCAGCCGTCTTGACGACGCCCACAATTTCGCCGGCTGTCATGACGTCGATCACATCCCCGGCGCTCATGACCTGCACCGGGCAGATGACGCCAATTACCGCCGTCTCGGCCGCACCGCCGATCACGACCCGTCCAGAGCTGTTGATCGAGACGGCTTGCACCTTCCCGATGTCATCGCCCGTCGCGCTCATGTTGGCGTTCAGGGGTGCCCGAAATCCGCCCACAAAGCCGTCGTACTTGTCGAATCGGCCAAACTGGGTCTGTGCCATGTACTTGTCCACCCCCTCTTGGGCGATAGTCGGTTAGCTGACTCGACCTCGCAGCGCCGGGAATCGTTGTTCCAAGCTTGCTCGGTCCTTGCCGCTGGCGTTGTTGCCGGCGGTTCCTGCCACACCAGTCGCTCCGCCTGCTGGCTTCCCGGTGCCGGTGCCCTTGCCGTCGTCGCCGCCGGTCTCCTTCGGCTTCAGCATCCAGCCGTTGGCGTCGGCCACTGCCTTCAGCGCGTCCTTCAGTCCATTGACCGAGCCGTCGTCCTTGATCTCGACGCCGGAGAGGTCTGCGAGCTTCAACGCCGCGCGGGGATCGTGCCAGTCGTATGTGTTATCGCTGAGGAAGGCGTTCTGGATTCGTTGCAGCTTGAGTTCCGACTCCAGCCGCTGCCGTTCCTTCTGCGCCTCTTCCAGGTCACGCTTCGTCTTCTCCTGCTCGCTCAACTGCGCGTCGGTGAGCTTCTTCAGCTCTGCCTCGGCAGTCGTGCGCTTCTGGTCGGCGGCCTGCAGCTGCCGCTTCAGCGCATCGAACTGTTCCTGCGTGACTCCCTGTTGACCGGCCGGCTGCTGCCCCGTCTCGGTACCGCTCGGTGCACCGGGTGCTGGTTGGTTAGTCGGCTGGTCAGTGTTGCCCTGGGGTCCGGTCCCGCTCTGTGGATCGGTGGTGCCGCTCTGTGCACCTTCTCCCGCTGGCGTGGTCATGCGAGTTCCTCCTGTAGGTTACCTGATGGCACGTACCGATCCTAGCGGATTGGTTGCATACCAACACATTCTGCAGTAACTCCTCCATACTCATGCCTATGCACAACAAAACCCCAGGAGAGTGGAGGTCTCTCCTGGGGTTGCCGGCTCGGCGAAGTCGACTATACCGGGGTCATGTTCCCGAGCCGCTCCAGGTTCTCGATCACGGACAGTTGAACCAGCGCGCCAGTCCGCTTGTTGACCAACGTCGCCGGCACATCCAGAAGTTCGAAGTCCGGGTCACGGTCATTCAACCACTCAGCCGGCCCCAGCACCACCTGCCAGAAGTCGGCATCTTCGAAGCCCTTCTCAGCAGCAATCAGCGTGCCATTCTCCGGCTTCCAGCCCGGCTGGGCCGCCGTGAGCGCAATCGAGCGCGCCTGCTCAAACGTTACTGCCATTGTGCTCTCCTATCTAACCGCTGCGTCGATGAACTCGATCACAGAATCTTTCGGCTCCAAGTCGTCCACGCGGACAACTGACCAACCGTCATGCTCGACGTTCCGCAGATAGTGCTGCATGTTGATGGCTATATCGCCATTCTGCCCGTCTACAAACCGAACCTGGCCGTTCACCTTCTCCACATTGATGATGTGACCACCACCGCCGCGCCAGGAAACCCGCATCCAGCCGCGCGCGCCATCCGGCCACGCAGCAGTTTCGGCCAGGACGTCGCGCTGCGTCATCTGCTTGAAGTACCGCAGATGCGGCTGCCCGTCACGCTGCACCCATCGATTCAGTGCTTCCTGTGCACTCCGCCCTCGATTCGGGATCAGGTGACTCGGTAACGCGGAGGCTGTCACCTGGAACCCGCGCGCACGAAGTTCCATAGCGTTGACTACGTGCACACAGTTTACTCCATACGCAGGGTCCCGTCGATACTTGGGGTTGACGTTCAGGACGTCGAAGTCCAGGTCAGCCGACCTCCCGACCAGCCCCCAGTTCTGCAGGCGTGGCGTCCGGTCCAGGAGTGGGTGCCGAACGGCGCTCCTAGGCGCCTGCGGCGGCGTGGTTCTCGGCAACAGCACCTGGTTGGCTGGAGCCGCCGGGGCAACCTTCTTCGCCGCCTTCCGGGGCGCAGCCTTCTTGGTGACCTTCTTCGCCGGTACCTGCACCGGTGCACGCTTCGCCGGAGCCTTAGCTGGTACCTTCTTCGCCTGGACCTTCGGGGCCGGCTGGACCACCGGCTGGGTAAGCGTCGGCTGCTTTTGGTTCCGGTACTTGTTGAGGTAGTCGTTGTACTTGCCCTTGATCAAGTTGTCCAGGAAGTCGTCGTCATCTGGCGTCACTGGCGTCACGAAGCAGAAGCAATGCGGGTGTGGCTTGCCAGGGACATCTTTCTTCGGGTACTCACCATCGCCATCGGGCCCGCCATGCGCCAGAGAGTCACAGACGTCTGGTCGCGGGTGTGAACTGGAGAGGTTCCACTTCATCGACTCGACCCATGGCTTGTCCTGTATCGAGTCAACGGCTACCGCATGCGCCGCGTTGTTAATCTCGGTCCGCGCGAGGCGCAGTGCCGCATATCGCACACCACCAGGCGTGGCCGGATTGATGAAGTTGGCGATGCTAGCGGCGAACTCCCGAGCCGACAGCCCACGGGCGAGCGCGGATTCCACAGCCCGGTTCAGCTGGCTGTTGAGTCGGGTCGAAGACTGGTACACCTTCTGCGACAGTGGAATGTACGAAGCGCCTTGCACCCGGGCAATCATCCGGTCGAAGCCGCTTGCTGCTGCTGATAGCTCGGCCGCGCTGACCGCGCGCGCGACTTCCGCCGCATCCGGCAGGTTCGCGGTCAACATTTTAAACCGGTCCAGCTGCTCGTTCACGTTCAGCACACGGACAGCCGCCTCCACGCGGCGGGCCTGGATAATGTCGCCGAGCTTTCGGAACAACTTCGCAATCTCAGCCTGTATGTTGCGCTTCGTCAGCAGCAGTTGTGCGCGCCGGATCTCCCGCCCAATCCCGGGGCGGGTGGCTAGCTCCTTCAGCTGTCGCTCGATATCGCGCTGTGCAGTCCGGAGCGCAACCAGCACGTCTTTGTCGGCCCGCTGCATCACGATCGCCTGCTGGGTGCGCCACTCCTGTGGCTTCGGTGCCGGCACTACTCACCAACCGGCGTCGGCTCCAGCCCGCCGCCCGCCTCCACGGCCATGCGCTCGGCGACTGCATCCTGCTCAGTGGCGATCGTGACCAGCATGTCCTCCGGGAAGTTGTAGCCGAGCGTCCGGTTTAGGTAGTCCACCGCGAACTCCGCGCTCATCAGCTTCGCCGCCACGAGCTTGATCACTCGGTCGACAATCTTGTCCTCATCGATCGGCAACGGATCGCTGAAGCTGTTTGTGATGCGGAGTCCCTCCGAGACGCCGAGTCCATCGACCGGCCACCACTGTGTGTACAGGTCGAACATGAACTGGTCGAGCCGGCCAAGCAGCTCAACTTCCTTCTCCTCATTCTGGGCCAGAATCGGCGCCATGTCGAGCCGAAGCGCGACACCGGAGGCAGCCACTTGCACATCCACATTGCCGATCGCGGTGGAGCTGAGCCCGGTCGACTCGTTGATTGCGTTCTCTGTGTAGTTCAGGTGATCCTGGAACGGGATGACTGTGCTAACACCTTCCACCCGGCGAAACGTCGACCCCGCCTTCATTTCCAGCACACTGCCCGGCGCAATCACCCAGTCCGTCTCGGTCTGGCCGTCGTCGGCTACCGGCCGCGCCGAATCGGTGATGTAGACGCCCAGGCCCTGCAGTGCTAGCGTTATGTCCTCGTCGCTGACGGTTTGGTTGATGGCAGCGATGAGGGTCTCAACGCCGGCTATCTGGCTTGTACCGTACGGCTCGCCGCCCTCGCGCTTGTTGCGGAAGTGGTACAGGGGGATCGTGGTGATAGACGGCGGCAACGTGTACCCGGCCAGCAGGAGTGCCATGGCAGGGTCTTCCCGGTAGCTCGCTGGCGTCTCGACCGACTTGAGCGCCGGATGGCCGACCCAGCGGTCATCCCAGCCGTTGGGCTCCCAGAACGTCATCCGAGTGTCGACGCCGCCAGTTTCGTTGTAGCGGTACTCCTGCCGGCGGGCAATCTGTGTCTTCCCGTCATCGGCGAAGATCAGATCAACGATGTACACCCCGATCATCCACTCGATGTTGTTGGGGTGCGGGATTCGGAACACCGTACGGGCCGAGACTTCGTTGATGGAGAGCCGGGTACCCGGAGCATTGAGCGTGTTGGCGGTGATGTGGAGCCAGGCGTCCCCGCGCTTCAGCATATTGCGCTTCAGGCTAAAGAGGATGGCCGCGAACTCCTCCCGCGTGAACAGCGCGCTGAACTGGCCCTCGACCTCCAGGCGCTGCCCCTCCCCCACCTGCGTGTCCGGGTTCACCGAGGCAACGGTGAAGCGCCAGCCTTTCCCGAGATACCGGTTGGTGGCCTCAATGATCTTCGCCGCGCTGGGGACGTAGACTGGCGCGTCTTCCTCACCCCGGAGCACCACAGAGAACGTACCAGGGACGTTCTTGTACATGTCGTCATAGCCGTCGTACGCGGCCACCCGCTGCTTGTCGTCGACATCCGTAACCCAAGAGGGCAGGGGACGCGAGAGGTTCGCGACGACGCTGTCATACTTGTTGGTTGCTGGCATCAGCCTGCCCTCTCAGGTTCGGTCGCCGGCTAAACAGCCTGGTACGTCGCCTTGCAGTCGAAGGTCGCGTTGGTACCGGTGACGATCGCCTGCACCCGGTAGTACGGCGCCTTGACGGTGAACTGCTTGGAGAAGTTGGATGCACCGGTGTACGTGCCGGTGGTGATGTCCTTGGTGCCGTCGACGCTGTACCATGTGGTCTGGTCGAAAGACCACTGAACCTCCATCGTGAGGTTCGTCAGCGCCGTCACGGCAGTGATGCTGGTGTGGATGGTAAGCTTGGCCGGGTCGGCCGGCTGCCAGTCGGGTACCGTCAGCGCGCTGCTGTTGGTAGTACCGGACCGTTGGGCCGAGGCGAAAACCGTCACGCTCTGCACGGACATAGCCGCTCCTCTGGGGTCGGATTGGATCGCAGAGGATAGCTTACCTGCGACGCGCGCGACGTCCAACCCGCGCGCGGGAGACGCGTGTCGGCGCCGAGGTAAGCGCCCAGGGCGAGCCGTAATGCCCAATCATAAACCGGCCCAGCGCCTCAGGCACGTGGTTGTCTTTGTCCAATGGGACCTCGGGCGCGGCCTTGTTCTGCGCAGCTGCCTCGTCGTGCGTCTTCGGGTATCGGTAGATGTTCATCTCCCGAATCGAGTCCTTGCAGCGCCGGTTAATCTGCAGTTGTGGTACCCACTCGTCATGCGTCGGGTCCAGGTGTGCAATGGTTTCCTCTGGACGGAGCTTTCGCCGGATCCACTCCAACCGATCTTTGATTTCGCCACCGGTCCCGCCTGCCGGGCGAATCTGAAGCAGCTTGGAAATCTCCCGGGAGCGGTCCGGCTCGGCTGGATCGGGGTAGAACTCCACTATGGAGGATGGGGCTAGCCCCCGCCCCTGGATCTCCGCCGCCGCTTCCGAGGTCGTGCGTCCGATCTCATAGTACTCATCGAGGATTCGAATGTTTGTATTGAACGGGTCAACCTGGATCAACAACCACACGAACGGGTTGGTGAAGCCGTAGTCCAGCGCGGCGTATGTCTTCCATGATGGGTCATACTCCAGGTCAGCGACATGGATCTCCTCATCGAAGTCCTTGAACACGCGGCCCACGAACTCATTAAAGAGTGCGGCTTCCTCCTGGTTGAACATCTCCTCCGAAAGGTCAAGCATGAGGGCCACAATCTCAGGATCGAGTCCGAGCGCAGCACCAACCTTGGCCCAACTCTTCTCAACAGCAGTCTCCCAGGACTCATCCGAGATGAAGCGGCGTAGCCCGCTGTCCAACGGCAAGCGCTCGGGAAGCACCCGCTTCGCGATCACACGCTGCATCGTGCGGACGGCTAGGTCGGCTTCCGCGCCTTCCACCTGCATCTTTCGATACACATGCGGATTGGCCCAAGCGGGCGCGCGCCATGAGCGCCAGTCTGTGCGGAATGGGTCTTGCCCCTCCTGCCAGACGCGGTAGAACCAGTTGCGGCCCTCGGGTGTTGAACTCATGAAGGACCAACCGGTGAAGTCGGCTAGTGTCGGCCGGATGTACTTGGTCCAGACGGTGGGCTTGAGTTTGGCCGCTTCGGAAAGCACCACACCACTGAGTCCCTCCCCAACCAGACTCTCTGGATACTTGGCCGAGAGGGCATCCACCATGAAAGCGCCATCCCACAGTGAGATGTGCATATCTCCCGAGTGTGGGTTGTTGTAGGTGCCAGGCTTGTCAAAGGGCACCTCCAAACGCTTGAGTCCATTGTACAGGACGCGAAACTCCTTCTCAGAGTCGCTGTACTCCGGACCCACAATCCAGTACTGTCGCCGCTGTCCAACGTCCGTCAGGTAATCGCGCTCGGCGTAGGCACTGAAGGCTTTGGGGAGGAGCTTGTGACCGCCGGTCTGGCTCTTCCCCACTCGCCGGCCACCAGCCAACACCTGGTTCCGCGTCTCGTCTTCCAGGATCTCCCGCTGGATCCCGTGCGGCTGCCATCCCAATCCCGAGCGCCAGGCGCGCTCCAGCGTTAGCTGTGCCGTCACCACAGCCCCCAGGCACGGGAGAAGTCCGACATCTCAGCCGGCTGCCGGACATACAACGGGCAACCCGAGCACCAGATAACCTCCTGAACTCCCAAGTCAGAAACCAATGTCTCGCGATGGAGGTCATGCTCCACGTGCATCGCCGGTCCGTCGAGCGTCACATTGACGCCACGCGTCACGATCTCTACCCGCGTCGTCTGCGGCGCTTGGGCATCCGCGCTACGTGCAGCGCGATCGCCACCGCCTGCTTCTGTGGGCGGCCCTCCTTCCGGAGTCGGCGTATGTTCGCTCCGATGTTCTTCTTCCCGCGCTTTAGTGGCATCGCTCACTCCTCGTCTGCTCCATCTTCCTCGTCGTCCATGATCTCAAAGTCATTGCGGTCAAGGTCGATGGTCTTCTGCCCGTTGGGCATCTCAGAGTACACAGCCTGCAGAATCCGCTGCCAGGGTTTGATCTCGATCTCGACTGTGGTCTTTCCTTCAACTCCAGCGCGGTCGAGAATCGCCAAGATGGCCTTGATCCGATCACGATCCTCGACATTCTTCTTGTACAACGCGATGTGCACAAGCCTGTCAGCCGCCTCAACAGCCGCAAGCGTGAGCCGGCGAGCCGCTGCCTTCCGGACGTTGGGGAGCGTCCCGCCGTGGAACTTGCAGACTGGTGCCCCCTTCATCTTGGAGTTGCAACACTGATTCCCGCGCCAGGGAGACGTCTTGGAGTGTATGATGGCACGGCAGCGAATGTGATCTGGCGGCACCCGGCGCCAGACCTCGGTCTCAACGCCGGTCTCTGGGTCGATGTGTTTCTGGAGTTCCTCGTATCCATTCGCTGCCGTGCCGGCCTTCTTCCGCCCCAACGAGTCCAGCTCAATCTCGCCGGCTGCGGCTCGCGCCCGGTTCCGCTCCAGTATCTCTTTCCTCGCTGGGGGAGGCATGTGTGCTAGGCGCCTTTCATTTGGCCATAGCGCGACGAAACCACGCCGACGCTGTTCTGGTACAGGCTCCCAAGGTCGGGGTGCCCGTATGGGCGTCGAGCCGTCGAGCTAACCCGGTGCAGCAACAGCTGGCAGATCTTCACCCCGGGGCGGAGGAGGATTGGTCGCGGCGCGGCGTTGAAGAACTCCAGCGTCAGTTGGCCCGTGAACCCGGGATCAATGTAGCCAGCTGTACAATGCACCAGCAGTCCGATCCGGGCGTGCGAACTCCGCCCGTCCACGAAGCCGGCGAGTCCGGGTGTCAACGTGACCGTCTCGCGCGTATGCCCGAGTGCGAACGCCTGCGGCTTGAGGAGGAACCCGTCCTTAGCAACCAGCCGCTCCTTGTACATCGGAGGCGGGCTCTCTGGGTCGATCACGCCGACCCCAGGCGGGTACTCCGCAAACTCCGTCCCGAGGTACAGGTCCAACGACGCCGAACCAACCGCGCTCGGCGCTGGGTATGGATCGACTACCAACTTGCCGTCGAACAACGCCTTGTTGATGTCATAGTCACTCAGCAGGCTCAACGCTCGGCCTCCATCCCGCGTTCAGCCGTTCAGTGAGAAACTGTAGCTGTTCGGCTTCGATACCCGCCCGAAAGACGACACCATCCCATCCAGCCGCCTCCAGATGCAGCTGAGGCTCGGCGAACAACACTGGATCAACCCCAGCCTTGGACAACGCCAATTCGAAGTCGGTCCAGTCATCCGCGCTCGGCTCGCTCAGTGCGCTCGTCATCTTCGTCTTCCTCCTCTGCGACGTCAGTGTCCGGCTCTTCCTGGACCTCGACCTCCAACTGGACCTCAACATCGGCCCAGGCTTCGCGCTCAGCCGGCGAGAGGTCTTCCCACTCTGGAGACGGCTTCGGGTCCTGGCGCGCCATCGCTCGGCGCCAGATGTCGTACGCCTTCCATCCCTGCGGTACCACGTCACCCTCCTGGTGTGTAGGTTTCCTTCGGCTGGCCAATCCTACCTGGCGCGTTCTCCAGTAGCTCCGAGCCGTCACCAGCGCTCAGCCCGGCGGAGTTTGTTGCGTGAATTTCCCACATCTCCTGCTGCAGATTCTCATGTCCGATTTCTGGCTTTCGGACCATCCCGCCGGCACCACCGAACT